TTCTGCTCATCGGTTTTACCTTCGCAGGTTTTTTCTACAAGATGCTCAAGTGTAAGATAGATTGAATCTGTGTCGATCGCAATGATATAATCTTTGTCATCAGTCTTAAGTGTTCGATTCAAAAATGCATTCAACTTGTTCGCCATCCAACGAATCGACAACTGACCAGAAGTGGTAATACCTTCAGCCACGCAGGTCGAAGTAGCGGAAGTATTGATTACCCATCGCACCATAAGCAGAGTTCAATTGAATTTTACGTGCCATTTGAATATTGTTGCAACGAGCAATCTCTTTGATTAATTGTTTATTTTTCGTTTTTTCATATTCTTGCTCTGCCGCAAGCATTTTTTTCTTGAAGATAACTCGTTCATTATAGATTTTCTCCATCAATTCTGGAAGAAAACCACGAATGTCCTTACGATACATGGCTCCATTAGCACATACAGCATAATCACTACACTCACTAAAATCTAATTCTTTATTGAGAATTTTATCAATAGTAGCTGCAGGGTGCCTTTTTTCAATAAGAGTTTCAGGGCTAATATTGTATTGCATAATAAGGTGAGGATACAGGCTGTTTAAGTCAAACGACACAACCCAATCATACATTCCAGGTGCAGGTTCTTTTACATATGCGCCTTCATACTGAGTATCCTTATCAGATTTTTCCTTTGGCGGAATTACAATATTTCTCTGTTTAAGATAATTGTAGATGATGCTATCCCACATTCTAACTTGGGAGAAAACATCAGAATAGTTCGCTTTAGCGTCATATGCCATTGTCAGAGCAAGCTCAATAAGTTTCATCTTGTCTTCCAAACGGTCAACAAGTTCCACGTCAATAATGTTGTATTCTACAAACTTTTGCCACCCTTTAGTATAGAAATCTTTGAAAGTATCAAACTCAGAGTGATCTAGCTTTTTTTGTCCAAGTTCAACTTCAGCGATATAATCTAGCCGATAAGATTCCTGAACTTTATAAGTAAATTTCTTATAAAGTTTCAAATAATCCATTTGACCAATACCACCAATATCGTATGTAATAAACTTACGATTATTAAGATAACATTCATCTTCAGTTACTAAACCCCAAGGAGACATTCGTTTCATCAACTTTTCTCCAAGAACTCTATCAATTCGACGTACTAGGTAAGGAATATCATATAACTCTGTATTCCATCCAGTCACAACTTCTGGAATGTTTTCTTCTATCATCCACCAATTTATAAAGTCGGATAATAGATCATATTCAGTTTTGAATCCTTTATAAGTTACATTTTGTTGATTTCCTTTATACGGACCAAGACCCCAAGTTCTAATTTGTTTGCTACTATAATCTTGAATAGTAATGAGTAAGACTTCTTCTGCAGCCGATTCTACATCTGGAAACCCATTTTCTGAAGCAACCTCAATATCAAGAGTAGTTACTTTGATTTTACTAATATCAAATTTAATTTCGTCTTCTGGATACTTATCAGAAATATATTGGTAGATATATTGAGTGTTCCCAGAAATTTTAAAATTTTCTACATTTTCGTACTTTTTAATAAAGTCTCTACAATCACGAACACTTCCAGGTTGAACAGCTTCAACATATTCTCCAGTCAAAGTTTTGTATTTTGTTTTTTTGTTTGAAGGAACAAAAAGAGTCGGGTTGAACTTCTCGCGTGTCATGAAATGTCTGCCATTTTCATAACCACGAACTAAGAAATGGTCCCCGACCATTTGAACATTAGTATAAAATCTTTGCGCCATCAGGTAATTAATTGAAGATATTTTTCAACAATTTCAGGTTTTGGGTCTACGATAGTTAAAATATTATCAGAATTAATTAGTATTTCATTCTGATCTGTTACATCAATCCAAGGGCTTAAATTTCCCAATTCATCAATTTTATATGGATTGATTAGTTTACAATTTGCACCACTAATATCATCTGGATCCATCATTATATAAGCTAGCTCACTAACGACAACATTATTAACTTTAAATACTATACATTTAATCAACTTTTGCATTTACTTTTTCCTCATAAATTTTTTTAATTTCAGCAATTGGTTCTACAATTGTGACAATCCAGTCTGGAGAAACTGGAATTTGAGTATCACTAGTAAGAACAATCCAAGGGGATAAAACTATTTCTAAATCACCACCTTTAGAACTACTATTCTCCTCAACGAGTAAAACAGCCTTTCTCAAATCAACGACATGTGGTTTTGTAAAAAGATATCCACAAACTTTGTCATCTGAAATTAATTCTTTAGCATCTGATACGACTGTTTCTCCAGACTTCAATAATGCAAGTTTAATAGACATTTTGATCTCATACCTCCGTTCCATTCTAGCAAAAAAGTGGGAGGCGTCAACTGGGTTGTGCCAGTTGCCTCCCTGCGGCGATGATAGTTAAACTTATTTATTAATTGACACTTGCCCCATCAGAATTGTTTATTCTATTAATGATCTTTTTTTCCTTTTTCCAACCAGCTTCACCTGGAGTTGGATCATTATTTTCTGGAGTTGGTCCAAAAAATTTGTTACTAATTACATTCAAAAATTGATTAAATGTTTTTTTAGGTTTTCTAGTCATTCTCTTCTCCTTTTAAAAGCGCAAACTTCTTTATCAAGACTAGCATAATATTGCTTGCGCCCATAGCACTTTTCTTTTGGTTTTTTGTATTTTGCAAAAGAACCAAAATCTCCAATTTTTTCCTGAAGAATTTTCACAAATTCTGAGTAGGTCTTCATTATAGATTGGGTTTTAATCTATTTATAGATAGTCTTTACGATTATGATGTTCTGGAACAACTTTTACTATATCAATAGTTAATAGTCCATCCTCAAATTTAACATCTTTGACTTCTGTATCATCTGCAAGTGCCCATGCTTTTTTGAAGTTTCTTTGCGCTAATCCACGATGGATGTAGCAAATATCAGTCTCTTTGGCTTCCTTATTAGCTTCAACAAAAAGTTTCCCATGCTCAGTGTAAACACGAATATCTTCCTTTTTAAATCCAGCAAGTCCAAATTCTAGGCGGGATTGAACAGCACTCAGCTCTAGATGATTATGTGGTGGATAATTGGAGAATGCTTCCTCAATTTCAGATAGACGATCAAAATATGCATCCATTCCAATACTTGCACGGGTAATTTTATTCATTAGCGCAGGAAGATCTGCAGCATAATACTTCGTAATGCTTGTCATTATGGTAGCTCCTTTTTAAGCGAGTTTGTGTTTTGTGGACCCTTTCGGC